TTTAATAGCTGTGGTATTCCATAAGCTGTACTGTGTTTGTTATCAGCTAATGGATTCCATCGTGACTCTAAATGCCAAAGCTTCTCTAAGCATAGGTATTGCCTACTGTTAGTTAGTTTTATATGACTATAGAGTTTATATTTTTCTTTCTCTATATCATTATTATTAATAGCATAAGCATTATTAATAGATACTATTACAAGACTAGATTGTATCATGCCCCACCAAATCCATTTGAATTTACGCGGTGTCTTGGGCGTGTCGCTATACATCGCACTCATGCTTTTCATCTGGGTTAAACGTGCAGAAATAGCATCCTGCATCCTTTCCACAGGTTATGCACATGTACTTAAATTGGATGCTATCGCAGCATGAGTTATACCGACCATTATCCACAAGTGTGTAAAACTTTTCACCTAGTCGCTTGCTCATTTATCCTTACCCCATCCTGTTCCCTTGAATATAATCGATGGCGCACTAAACACGCGCATCATTGGGTAGCTGCAGCACAAAGGTGCGGCATCGCCGTGTGTACTGACCGGGTGATTCATCTCTAGTTCTGCACCGCATTGATCGCATCTATATAAGTAGCTAGGCATCTGTATCTGGCATCCTTTCGGTATCTAGTAACATCTCAATGCCCATAACGCCACAGCCTAAGCATTGAACGCAAATTACGTTAGGCGGTAGGTTAATAAACTCATCTACGATTTTGTGCGTTTGCATGCCGCTACCTATCTTGGCGCAAACCCTGCACTTAATCCTCAGTAATGCCATATACGGACTTCCTTAATGCATCCATCTCGAATAACTCACGTTGAGATACCCAGTAATTGCCATCAGCTGCGTTGTAATATTTGGCCTTCTTAGCCCATACGATCGGCATCCAGCCAATAATTTGATAGACAGGTGACTTATTTACCACGAGGATCGCTACGTCTGTGAGCCGTGGGTAGTCCTTGTGGATGATTAAATGGCCATTAATGTATTTAGTCCACTTGACTTCAAAGCCCAAATTACCTAGTTGTATGTCTGGTGCATCGTGAAAAGTGTTTACAGTAGGTATAAAGTTACGGATACCCATGTACTGCGCGACTGCAATCTCTGCACCTGCAGCTTCACTATGCTCGGCTACGAACTCGTGGAAGTTTATTTTAGTGTTATAGCGGCCAGCATGGTCGGGCGTATTAGCCTTCTCGCCTGTACTACGGGCAAACCCACTAGCTGCTGCCTGTAACTCCTGCGATCGATCTAAGATTACCTGGACTATCTGTGCCATCTCAGTTATAGCCATATTGGTTTGCACTGATCGCTGCGTGACTTACTGCTACAGGTATAACCCCGGTATTTTTGCCCCGTTTTCGGGCTCACGCCTTCCTTGTAAACCATCCTGCCGTGGCTGCAAATCGGCGCAGCATCTACGATCTCGCCGCCTAATTGCGCTTTAATGTCTGCAATAGTTTCTGCAGCTGGGCGCACACTACCGACACCATCAACCTTTACTGCAGGTGTAGCAGTAGCCCATAGATCAACCTCAACCATAGGCTGAGCCTGTAAACGTTCTACCTTTTCCATATCTTGCCGTGTAGGCCGTGCATCGCTTGGCATTAATAGCCCGATGGCTCGACCGATGGCAGACGTGCTGCAGTTCTCGATCCAAAAGTCACGGTTTACGCCTCGATCAGTACGCAGCTCATAGGCATAATCTACGGCCGCAGGTACTACATCCTCATGCTCACGGAATACGCTGGCACGGATGATTACATAACCATCCTTTACGTTTATCTCAACGATCTCAGTAATGATCCTGCCTGAGATATGAGTTTCTCTAAACCGCTTAATGCGGCTGTTTACATCCTCATAATTATTTAGGTCAAAGGCCATTATTTGACCACACGATCACTAGCTACACGCATACCAGCTGCGCGGCCACGATTGTAGCCATCCTTTACGCCTTCTTTGTAACCAACTGACCAACCTACAATAAACCAAGCAATACTCACCATTATTACGAATACTGCTACTTTTTCTATATCCATTTACTTCGCCCTTGTTTGGGTTAAGCCGTGCTACACCGAATTAGGTAGCCCTGCCTAACGTGTAAATAAAGGGTAAAGCCTGGGTATGACAGCGGTCAATAACCGACACGCCCTAACGCTGTAGCAACATTTCGTAGATCGAGTCAACCTTGCTTTCAATACGATCCACGCGACCCCTTAGGTTATGGCCGCCGTTATTGTCCATGCGTAATTCGCTTAGGTAATACTTAACTAAATGGCGAACCAGCCCAGCCGCAAACCCCATAAGTGTGCAGATACCTATGGCTATTGCTATTAGCGACTGGGCGGCCGTCATTTATTTAACGCCGAAAGTAGGATCGCTAGGGTTCATGGCGCGCAATAATGGGCCAAGTAGTCCAGCGATAAATGCATTACCTAGTGTTTTCCAGTCGGTAATGCCGGACATGTAAAGCGCAGCTGCGCAACTAAACGCGGCGCGTAGATATGAAAGGCCAGCGGCCTTAGCTTGTTCCTTCATGGTCTTACTCCTAAATGCCCTTAGTGAACTTGTTTTAATACAGCTACGATGTGACTAGATGAAGCTGTAACACCATATAATCCTTCATTGTCACCTAATAGTAACTGAATTTTGTCGCCGTTATCTAGTTTGTAGCCGTTGGATGAAGTTACATTAGCATCGCCTAAAAAGACAGCCCCACCGCCTAGATTATGTAGCGATACTGTCTGATAAGCAATATTTGAAGCTACTAATAATGTAGCTGATGTAGTTACTGTTACTTGTGCGCTAGTCGGCATAACTTAATCCTAACTTCTCTATTAATTTGGCAGCCTTTACGGGGTCGATCCCCACTTCAAAATGCATTTCGTCTTTACGATTACGATAATCGCCACCCCACACTAAGCCGTATTTCTTAACTAGTGCCTGTATCATTGGTACTTTTTCAGCTGGGAACGTGCCAGCACGACCAAGGGGATGGCGCGTAGCGTTTAAGTCGATTGCACTGCCCGATGCGTGATTGCTTAATTTGCCCGGAACTTGGCGTACTTCTCTATAGCAATAGCCCCAGTCATCTAGCGCACCGCCATCGATCGGCTCGATCAGCTCATTAAACTGTTCTGCAAATGCAACAAGTAAAGGCGCAGCAAAATAGGCGCAACGCAGCTTTACCTTGCTGCCCTTAATCGCGTAAGACTTGATACGGATCGACTCAACATCCTTAGATGCTGGCCAGCCGTTATAACTAATTGCCTGGGTCATAAGGGGGCGTTATCCATAAGCAAGTAGTTTCATCAAAGCCCGTAGCGTTATCAGGTTTAGGGGGTATAAAAGCATCTCGATCTGCATCGTAGGTATAAGAAACGGCTGCAAAGTTTTTACGAATATTGCCGTTATAACTTGTCTTAACCCATGTACCGCCAAGTGACTCCATAAAGGCTTGGCCTTCATCAGGCTCATTATTATTGCCAACTAATACACGCAGGACTAAACCAGTTGCATCTATTTCTGCCCAATGACTCATATTAAACCGCCGTCTTTAAGTATCGAACGATGACTACACCTGAGCCACCAGAACCGCCAGGGCCAAAATCATTTTGCAAGGTAACTCCACCAGCACCGCCGCCGCCGCCAGTATTAGCAGTTCCGTTATAAAAAGTTCCGCTAACTGTACTTCCAGCACCGCCGCCGCCTGAACCAGCCGCGCCAGCTGTATTGCCTTGGCGACCGCCGCCACCGCCGCCACCAGCAATGTAATTAGATACGCCTAAACCAGTAGCAGATAGGGCAGCCGTTAATGCGCCCCAGTTAGTAACTGATGTAGTACCCGCGCCACCTGCACCAGCTGCGCCATTTGTTACGGCATTACCACCGACTCCACCAGCACCGCCACCACCGCCGCCACCAAAAGTATTAGCACCGCCATCGCCAGTACCGCCGTTATTGCCTTGTCCAGCCGTGCCAGTACCAATAGATTGATTGTAGGCGCCGCCGCCGCCTGAACCGCCAGTGCGACCAGCAGCACCACCACCACCACCGCCGCCGCCTATTGCTGTAGTTAGTGATCCAAATACAGTATTTGAGCCATCTGATCCAGTAGCAGCAACGCCTGTTGTACTCAAAGGCGCACCTGCACCGCCGCCGCCAATAGTTACAGTTTGATTAGATGATATTGCTTGCGACGAAAAACCTAAAACGCCGCCAGCACCGCCGCCGCCAGCGTTTACGTTACCGCCACCGCCGCCGCCTGCTGCAATTAAAACGTCACAAGTTAAAGTGCCACCGCTAACGCCAAAAGTTCCCGATGCTGTAAAGGCTCGATAAAAATAAGTAGCATCGCTAGTCAAAGTACCACCCGTAACTACGGGCAAACTTGCTCTGTTTATTACTCCTACGATTGTGTTTAACATTATGCGATCGCACCCACAACGTACCAAGCATCTGTATTTTGTTTAATCAAGGCACAAGACTTGTATTGTCCTAGTGTTGGGCTTGCTGCAGTAGTACCTGCAGATAGCACGGTAGTTGTACCCGGTGTTACAGCTGAAATTGTGCAAGTGCCTGCGCCAATATTTAATACTGTAATAACCGTACCAACGGCAAAGGCCACCGATGCGTTAGTAGGGATCTTAAACGCGTTAGCCGATGCGTTAGACATGGTTACTAGCACTTGGTACTGATCAGTTGATACCGCTGTATAGGTAGTGCCTGTTTGAGCATTAAGGGTAAATGCCACTAGGCCGTTAAACATGCCGCTAGTAAGTACATCACCCGTTACTGCTGGGAATCCTGTTGCCATTATTTATCTCCTCTAGTATGAAAGTACATTTACGCCTAAAACTCCATAGTTAGCATTACCAATAATAAACCCGTCTATCACGGGTTCAAGTGTAGTAAAGGTAGTGCGCCATTTATTCGGGGTAACGTTATGTGCCACGCCGAAAACTTGCAGGGTCTTTGTAAGGGTAGATGCACCTGGTTGGTTAGTAGTAATAGTTACCGGGTCAAAGAAATCAAGATCAAGCGCGGCTAATATGCCATTAGCGTAGTTATCTGTGTATAGGTCTAACTCAATCGCATCGCATCGAACGCTGGTTTCGGCACGGCTTGCAACGTATGCACGGGCATAGTCCAGGGCTACTGCATCGGTCTGCATTAGTAAATCTTGCTGGTTATAGGTGTGTGCAAAATATTTCTCAACACTAGCTGCGTTAGTGGATGATTGAACTGAGCCGCCCGTTCTAGTGATATTTGCTTGGTTAAATACAAGGGTGTCATCTGTTCGCCATACAGCGTTTGCGTAGCCAATATCTGTACCGTTATCGTTAAAGACGGTAGGCGTACCGCCGATGCTGGCCGTAGTAACTAAACGGTCTTGAAAAGTCCACGATCCAGATGCATCTACATATATAGCACCGTATTCGCTATTTGTGGCTGTCTGCAAAGCTGCTAGGGCTGTACGCGCTGTACCTGGATCGTTCTGCAGCTGCGTTAGCCCGGCATCCACGTCACGCATCGATGCAGGCCAGGCAATAGTATTAAGAATCTGGTTAATTCTTGTACCGCTTAGATCACCAGCAGATGCACCTGTAACGGTACTGATCTGAGCATTTTGCGCTAGGCGCGTGGCATCAACGGCCGAAATAGTCGTGTACACAACATCGTTCGCGTTGCGTGGCGTAGTGGTTGTGTAGCTTGTAATGAAACCGCTGAACATTGGATAGGTAGTGCCACCATAGGTAGCAGAAATAGATACCTTACGCATTGGCGTTAAAAATCCAAAGTACGGGCTACTAGGGTTTTGTGGGTTAAAATCGCCGTTCTGATCCACGATGCGCAGGGTTAGTGTGCCTGTCTGAAATTCATCGGCTGTAGCTGATCTGCCACGCCTAGTACTAACGCTATCTACTACGTTAGATACATCCACGATTAGCGCAGCTGAGTCTGCCAATACGTTAGTACCTAGTATGCCTTCTCCAATTATAAAGGCTTGAGCAAAGGCCGCGCCCGTACCAAAGTTAATAACCGCGTTTATCGTAGGTACTGTCATTAGCCTGGCAACGTTCCTGCAGGGAATTGTGAATAGCCTCTACGAATATTATTAAGTAGCGCAGTATTAACAGCCTCATCAAAGTTACCGCTATCGATCATGCCTTCAATATTGATAACTACTGAATTATCAATAGATCCAGTTCTAGTACCAGTTGGAATAATAGGGAACATATCCTCGGCCGCTGCCCAGGATGGATACATTGGACTAGGTGCAGCAGATCCACTTCCACCGCCGCCAATAGTTACACGTTCAGTAGTAATTACTTGTGTAATTGGCTTAGAGGCTTCAGTTATATATGCCTTTAACGCTGCTAGTTTTGCATCATCGGCTAACTTTTGAGCAGCTGCAATACGAGCAATTATGCTGGTTTGAGTAGTGTAATTAAGAATATCCATTGTGGCCTGAGCAGATGCAACGGTATCTAATGCAGCGATTTTGGCAATAGTTAATAACTCTATTTGAGTCTTTTCTGTGTAAAAATTGGCTGCTGCTAAGCCACCCGATGCGATAATAGCCGCGTTATATTTAGCGTAAGCCGCTGCCCGTGCTGCTGCAGCTTCCTCCTCGGACATCTTGGCCGCTTTAATGCGAGCAAGTTCATCAAGTAACATTTGGTTAATGTAATTAAGTTCAGTTTCGCTAATGGTCTTAATACCGGCTAACTTGTTAGTTTGCTGCTCTTTAGTCAGTAGATCAAGTTGCTTTATATAAGCAAGTGCAGCCTCGCCGTTATCCTCCTCGATGGCTTGCATAGCCAATAGGCGTAGGCGTTCATCTTTATCGTATGTAGCCTTTAGGGCAGCTGCTATCTGTATCTTGGTTAAATCAAATACAGCTGCAGCCTTAGATAATGCAGCTTTAGCCTTTTCCGCTAATAAACGTTTCTTTTCTAATTCGGCTTGTTTCTTGGCATTGGCAAGTTGCTTAGTCTGTAGCAAGGCTAATGCTTTAGCTCGTTTAGCTGCATCGGCTTCTAATTGAGCCAAGCGTTTAGCCTGTTCCTCTTTAGATATTTCTAATGCGCTTTTAGCCTCTGGTTTTGGTTTAGGCGTTAATTTTATGCCAGCCTGTGCGCCAGCAAAGCCCATAAAGATTTCTTTAGGTAAACTTTTAAGTTTTTGTAATAAAGTAGGAATAACGCCTATTGCGCCGCCTGTAGCCCGTGTAACGTTAGCAATAGCAGTAGCAATCTTTTCAATAACATAAGCCGCATCGCTTGCCTCAGTGCCACCGCCAACAGCAGCAAAGGCATCTACCAAACCGCCGCCAATAATTTCAGATGCGTTACTTGTTGCCACGCCTAATACATCCATGCTATAGGCCGTAGTACCTAGGTAATCATTAGCTGCACCTGCAGATTGCTTTAGTAAAGTGCCTAGGATTTCATTAAATGACTTGCTGCTTAGTTCTGCCTTGGTTAGCCCGGTATTGTATTTAGCCAGGCCTTTAGTAATGCCTACATAACCTTTAGCAAGATCCTGGGATACTGTGGCAAGATCAACGCCCGATGCGCGGCTAATCGTGATGGCATCGTTTAATAATTTCTGTGACTGAACTAATGATCCCGTAGTGGTCAATAGCCCCTGAAATGCTGGCCTTAAAATGTCATCGGCTATGCCTGCAGATTTTTCAAGATCCGCTATGAATTTAGTTATATCTACATTAGCAAAGCCAATGCCTAGATTATCTACAGCATTAGATAAACGTAAGGCGGCTGCTTCATCCTCGGCAAAGGCTTTTACAGCTTGTTTACCAAAATTAATTACGGCTTTCGTACCAAAGGCTATACCTAAACCACCAGCTAAAGATTTGACACTTTTCATTAATTTCGCAGTAGCTGTATCTGCCTGCTTAAATGCTTTTTTGCCAGTAAACTCAGCGGCTATATCAATTCTTACTGATGGATCAACGGCCATTAGTTGTACCCCACAGCCGTATTAAATTTATCCCGGGCAGACTCAATGGCCTTAATAACAGCTGCGTTAGTTTTGCCGCCATCCTCTTTCCATGCGCGAAAAATTGCGCGGCCTTTCATTTTGCGTGATCTACGGCCTGCACCTGTTTGATTGTTAGCATCTACGATCATGCCGTATTGGTTCATGGCTTGTACGAATATGTAACCTGCTTGCGGATTACGGCTACGGCCTTGATTCGGGCCAGCAGCTACAATATTTGCACCTTGGTTATAACCTGGTCGCTGCACAATAAATGATGATCCCTGCTCACGGCCATTGGCATGTACACGGCCAGCAGTTTCATAAATAGCACCTGATGCAGATGCATTTTGAATACGAGCTAATGATCTAAAACCTTGTCGGTTAGGTCGGCTAGGGGTAGTTTTATAACCTACGCCGCTTTTAGCAGCTCGACCATCCCATACGGGAAATTTGCCATTACTGGATGCTTTACCCCATCCCGATAATGGTGCTTGGGATGGGATAAAACCACGCGCCTTAGACACTATAGGTTTAAGCAAACTAGCCATTTCTTTGCGTGTGTCTGTAGCTAGATCGGGCGTAAATTTTCTTAATGCTTTTTGGAGATCAACGCCGCCTTTTACCGTTACTGGCATCTTGGATCTCCTTTGCTCGATCTTTCATCGCTTGCAGTAATGCACTAAACATCCTTGAATCTAACCCGATTAAATCTTTAGGCGGTATTCCCGTTTCCAAACTGATCCGTGCGATCAAGTAAGTAAACGAGTCACGCCTTATGCTTCCGGGTCATCCTCTAACACATCCACCTTTTTAAGTGTCTTTAAGAATTCTGCGCCGAACATTGGCACGGTTTCGCCTGCAGCTCTTAAACACTCCCACGCTAACCAGTAAACATCGGTCTGCTTTTCATCCTCGCGGAAAGCGCGATGAAAACCTTTCTTTGCATACAGCTCGAACGCGTATTCAATAGATGGTGTTATCTGATGCTCAGATACGTTGCCATCTAACTTAGTAACTTTTAACTTAGCCATGCTTTAGCCCCTATTCAGTTAATTAAGCGGTGGTAATTACGATAGGTGAATTACAAGTAAATGTAATTGATTGTGTCGCAATATCTGCTACTGCGCCGTTAATGTCGGTAGTGTTATTTACCAAAATTGTAGTGCTGTATAGCGGATTGGTAGCTGAAACTGCTGCGCTTGTCTGCTTTAGCGTAATAGGTACTGTTGTACCCCACGCAGCCTGAAGGGTTGCGTTTACGTTTGCTGCAGCTGTATCGCTTAAGAAATCTAAAGTGATTGTGCTTGCCTCTAAACCCTTAACGAACTTATGAGCTGTATCGCCCATAGCAGTTACTTCGAGTTCATCGAATACGCGGTTAATTGTTGCCGATGTAACGTGATCAGTAAGTGCAACTGAGTTAAGCGTTACTACGACTGTATTATTTAAATATACGGCCATTTGTTTATTCCTCGATCTGCTCGGTTACGGGTGCTTTGGTTTTTGTTTCTTTTACTGGTGGTGCTTCGATCTGCCCGATCTTAATTAAGAAGGCAATATCCTCATCTGTGTATGACATGGTTTAACTCCAGCTCGTTAGTATGGATATATTAAATTCGGCGGTAAGCAAGTCACCGCTATCAGCATTTAATACGCCAGGCGCGCTAACGCTAGTTATATTAAATACAAGATTGGATGCAGCTAGTTTTGTATAGGCTGCAACAATAAAATCCTCGATGCCCTGCAGGTTGCCCTGATTGTCAAACATTGGCACAGTTAGCAGAATCTTAAAGTTAGCCATAGGCGAAATAGTTATATAGCTGTTATTGCTTGGCGTTAGATATGGATCGGCTGGGATCACTACGCAGCTGTTAGCCAGGATGGTTGCAGGCGGATATGCAAATACCGACCAGACTCCAGCATTGGTTAAAGCCGTTGCGATGGTGCTACGCAGCGTGGTAATGGCAGCGGTAGGCATTTACCCCACCATGCTATTCGGTGAGATGTACGGGGCTAGTAAGCCTCTTATTTTGCCTATCATGCTGTTACCCATGCGGTAAGGGCTAGGGCTAAAGCCATCGAGTCCTACGCCACCAGTCTGGGATACCTGGCGAGCCTGCCAAATATCAACGGCCAAGATCATCGCAGCTTGGCGAACGCTTGCTGTATTGACGTAGGTGGCTGTCTTTGTATCCTCGCCTGTTGCTGTGCCATAAGGCAATACACGGCGGAAATTCTGATTAGCTGCAGTCTTAGCGTATTGAATATAACTAAAACCTTGCGAAAACGAATAATAATTTAATTGTAAATTAAAAGCAGGAACAGTGTTTGTAGTGCTAGTGCCGTAAGGAAAAGTGCCTGTAATTGTGTAAGTGCCGTTAAATGTTGAACCAGCCCCGGCAATAGTTACCGATTCTCCAACAGTAAAAATTCCAGGGTTGGCCAACATTACAGTCGCAACGTTGCTTGCCAATGCAGTCCCCACGACTGGCGCAGCATCAAACCAAAGGAAACTGTTAATTTGATCTTGCGCGGCTTGGCAGCACTCCTCGACTGTGCTATCTGAGTAAAGAGTACCAATACCTAAATTGGAACGTAGCTCGGCTACTGTCACATAACTAGCTGGCATCGGTACTCCTTACTTAGATCGGGTCGGTGGGCGAAAGGGCTAATCGCCCACCGACTATTAGGGTTATGAATTAGGTCAAATTAAAGCGACGTAGGCCACCTGCAAATACGGCCTGCGCTGCAATATAACCATAAAGTGAAATTTCAATTTCTCCAGTAGTCGGAACATTTGTTCCCAATGTAAGTACAGGAGATTCGAAAATTTCGATTGAACGTGGCTCAATAATAAATGCAGATTCATCGATTGAAGTTGCAACCATATTTGCATCTGTGTAGTAATCAAGACCAAGCACGTTACCGCGAATCGAAGTTGGATTTACAGTACCGCCTGGGTTCATCTGCATTGGCTGAGCATTGTAAATTGGTCGGCCAGTTGTATCTGTTGCAGAAAGTAATGTGCTCCAGATGGATGTACCTGATACAAACGCTGTTGCTGTTCGCTTAGTTGCGTTGTAAACGGCAGGTGATTCTGTAGATACGAAGGAAATAATTCCTGCTGAATCTGCAGCTGTTGCTGTTGCCTGTGTACCGCCAGCAGTAATTTGTGCAATTACATATTGATCAGTTGCCTGAGCATACGCATCCCGTAAATTAGCGAGCATAATTTCATAAAAGCTCGGATCTGACCGGTCGAGGAGCTCAACTGAATAGCGTTGGAAACCCATTTTTTTAATTACAGTTGCATTTACATAAGCTGAAGTAATTGCTGTAGTTCCTGTTGGATCGCCACCTTCTGCGACAGTTGCCGCAGTTGAGTTAGCAGTGATTTTAGGGATTGACACTGTCATGCCGTAGCTAGAAAGCGCACGTGTACCACCGCAAGCATCAATAACTGGGCGCATCGCATTTGTATTAGTTGCTACGTCGCGTACATAAGATACTGGTGAAAATGCTGGGTTTGTTGTAAAGCTGTCATCGGCTGCTTTGACGTAAAGGCGTGAGTCATCGTTACCTAATGATGCCTTGATTGTGTGCTCTAGGTATGCGCCACCTGTTGTAATTGGTGAACGGACACTTTGACTATTTAATGCAGAAGGTCGGATGATTGGGCGAGCTGCTTCTACTGTCGGTGCAGCTGCTTCCTCAGTCTTATCCTCATTAGGAGTTTCGGGGGCTGTGGTCACAGTCGCCTCGCTTTCTGTTTCGATTGGTTGGTTTGGTTGTTCTACTGTGTCGCTTTCGCTAGCAGCAATTTTTTGCACTCCAGCCCCTACAAATGCCGGGGTCTCGACTAAACTGACCTCGCGCAAGGAAGCTGAAGTGACCAGGAGATAATCTTTTTCAGGCTTTGATGCGGTAACTTCAACACCAACGGATAAGCCATCCATTAATTGTTCCTGGGCGAGCAAAATTGCATCGTTACCTTTTGTGCTTGCACTAATTTTAAAACTTGCGTAAAGACCTGATTCGTCTGATGTCATGGATTGCATGCGGCCAATAACTTGCGAATTATCGTGAGACATAAGCAATTTAACTTTAGATATTTCAGCTGCGGTAATGCTGCCGGGTGCAAACATTACTTTACCTGCACTTGTGTTGCCTATCTCGCCGTAAGGTGCAATCTTGCCAGCAATAATTCGGCGATCACCGTTATCTATTGCTTGAATAGATCCACTAAAGGTTAATTGCATCTTCATCTCCTAATCCGTATGGGCTCATCTGTTCCATCTCACGTGCTTGCTCAACATCAATTAAGCCAAGTGAAAGCATTTTTTCTATAGCATCTAAACGAGCCATAGTGTCTGCACGTAAGAAAGTTTCATCAACGGCAAATTTAACTATGTTGCCGCGCCGAGTAATGTCATCCATGCTTAAACGTTCCTCGATTGCACAAATGTAAGGCTGTAAAGTGTAAGCAACATACTCTTTACGAGAATCTAAGACGTTTTGATAAGTCATGCTGTTGTTCATATCGCTACTTACCATAAATGCTGGCACGTTCATTAAGCGAGCAATTTCAGTGCTTAGATATTGTGATGCTTCGTTGTACATCATGTCTTTAGGACTAAAGCCAATATTTTGCACTTCTAATTGGCTGGTCAAATAAGCTGTTGATCTGTTAGCTCGAGCTGATTTCCAACTTGCTAAAATTCCTTGAATTTGTGCTTCAGGTAAATCCGCACCGTTATTACGAATCACAGAAGTCGCCATCGGCGTGGCTGCGCTTACTGCACTTGCTTTTTGTATATCGATAGCCGCTTGAATTGTGCGGCCACCAGTTTCTAATACACCTGGTAACAATGATTGAAAAGTAACAAGTGAACCAATACCGGACATTGGTACTCGGTTGCCATCAACTAAATAATAAGAAACTTCATAACCATTTGAATCGGTTGAAACTGTAATGCGAGTATTTGCAACCCACTCAAAACCTGATGGGCGGCCATCGTCTGCGTAAAGAGAAGTCACGCGCCAATATGCAACACCGTAAAAAATTAAACTATCAACCGTATAAGCAAGGGTTACTGCTCGAGGCTGTCGTATGTCTGGCTGCTCAAGCCATATTGGGCTTTCTAATTCTTCACCAGTAGATTTTTTATAAAGTTCTAAAGGCAAATAACTAATTACGCCGCAAATTAAATTTCTGCATCTACTAACTGTTGCTACCTGGAGTGCAGTTCCGCGATCAATAATGCCTGCGCCGTAACCATTGTTAAACAGGCCGCCGTAGCTATTAACGCCGCTACCGAAACGATCGGACATAATCGCAGGGGCTAGCTGTGCATCTACTTGCACTTTATCCTTGCCGCGTATGCCGATAGTTTGCAGTAATCCCATAAAGGCGATTTTCTCAAATTGTCAAGCATATTACCGATTGTGTTCGGCGTGTCGCTAGGCGTATATCTTGGCTTCCTGCATTGGCTTAGATAAATGCATCACGAGCATAGCTGCAGAAATCGGCGCAGCTACGCTGCCGCTGCTGCGTTTGCGGATGATACGCCAGGCTTGATCGTTGCTTTTCGCAGCTACGTTATCCATGGACTCGTTTAAGAATTCTTGATTACCGTGAACTACGCGCTTATTGTCTATGTAATCTTTAAAGGTTGAACAAGCTGTATAGAACTGCGAGCCTGAGCAATCCTCTACCTTTATGCCTGATACATGTAAACGGTCGGCAATAGCCTGCCCGGTATATTTGTCAAACAGGACTTGCTTAGGCATCCATTCATCGCAATAACCTTTAATATCTACGGCGATCTTTAGCTCATCGATCGCACGATCCGATTCCCATGTCTTAACCAGGCTGATACCAATTCGGCCATCGGGCAATATAGCCCCAGCCATTAAAGCTGCGTGGCGTTTTGCGTGTGGCTCTAGGTCAAAGGCAAACATCGAGTACATGCCAGGTGACAAGATCAGATCAGGATCGGCACACTCCTCCCAGCTGCCAGGTGTCCACGGTGATAAATCTGTGCCGACCCATTTGCAAAGATTCTCAGTCATTACCGCGCTGTAATCGGAGGTAGCGACTATTTCCTCCATGGCCGCTTCGGTTATCAGTAAGCCTAATGACGGGTTAGCCATCGCCCAGGCTGATCGATCCCAAATATCACAGCCATCGTGCGCGCTGTACTCGTAATAGCCCACCGACTTAGGCGGCTTGTTTAGCGATCTTTCGCGCATGTCATTTAAGACGTGGCTATCTTTAAAGCCAGCGTTAGAGGTGTAGAACCGCTGCGAATTAGGTCGGGTTAGAGTCGTACTCTTTACAGCATCTAACGCCTCTGTACCGACATGGCGCAGCTCATCGATCCAAACTACATCGGCAGTTAAACC